CTATTTCCAAGGTTTTCCCAATTTATACTTTTTTCTCCCAATTTGTCAAGGATTGCTTTTTCTAAAGATTGTGGGTTGTCTTCAGATTGAACTTCGAACTTTGCGTGATGATCGTAAGCCCATATGTTTACTAGGAATTTTTTCATTATCTCACCAATTTATGTTGTAAATGGGGCGATTTTTAGACCGCCCCATAAATTAGGTATTACGCACCCTCAACGCCGAAGATACCTCTAGGGTCAGATACACCAAAAGAGTATCTTTCTCTAGCTTTGTATCTTACATTGCCAGTGTCGAAATCACCTTCCATTGCAGTATTCAATGGAGCTCTTGTGAACATTTTCATACCATTAGGTACGTCTGTAATGATATAGAACGCGTCAGAGTCAGTTAGGTAGTTGTTCACTCTATAACCTTGAGGAACCATTCCCATTGACACAATAGCGTTAATATCATTGTCAGCTGTTCCAGTTCTACCTTGAGATTTCATTAATCTCTCAGCTGTAAACTGAAGCTCAGAAGGAATAATCATTTTTACTCCTCTTGCTGCAATTCTAAGACCTCTTTCATCAGTCATAGCAGCGATGTCAATCATCGATTGCTCTAACGATGTTTCGTTAAGATCCGCCTGTGTAGTCAGTGTATTTTTAAATGTTCCACTGATAGTAGGGTGAGCTGTGCTAAATAAAGCAACTGCATCGCCTGATTTAAATGTTGCTGTTGAAGGCAAACCATTTATTAAAGGCTCAACTGCTTTAACTTGTTTAGCATTACTCATAGATCTTGCTAAAGCTTTTGTATATCTAGCAGCAAGTCTATCGTAGAGATTATCTTCGATAGCTTCTTCTGTGATAGCAAATGCTAAAGCTACGGTCTCGTGAGTGTAACGAGCTGTGAAAGTTTCTTGTGCTTCATCAAATGATACACCTGAACCTTCACCTTTTACTTGTGCGTTTCCGAAACCAGATAACATTACTTCTTCTTCAAAAGCTCTGTCACTGTTTTCGTTAGTATAAATCTCAGCATGCTGATTTTCATACCTTTTATATTCCAGCCCAAATAGTGCATTTAGGCCTGGTTCTAGTTCTTTAACTAGCTGTGATCGTGATATTGCCATAGTCTAATTGCTCCTATTAATTGTGGCCGTTGAACGAATTTAGGTTCGATACAACAACTACAGAGTGTCTAACCGCAGTAGCATCCTCATTTTCAGGATCTTCTGCTGATCTTAACATTCTATATTGTTTACCGTTCGCTGAAGTTGTTCCAATGTCTAGAGTAGCATCTGACTTACCAGTAGTGTCATCACCACTTGATGTATTCATGTCATATGTTTCTAAAAATGTTGCAACTCCAGTTGCCGCATCCGCTGCAACCACGTATTGCTGGAAAGGGTCATCTATTACAAAGGCTGTAGTGTCTTCACTGTTAGCGGGAGTAATAGTTGCTTTGTAGAAATTCGCAAACGTTGGCTTCAAAGTAGAAGCATCGTTGTAGAATATTCCGTTCAAAACACCTAAAGTATCTGCAGCAGATCCTTGTCCACCTACTACATAACCGCTAGAGATTTTAACAGCTTCGCCATTGTAAATAGTTGTGCTGTGGCCAGCATCGATTTTATATTTTCCTTGACCTTGAATAGATGGTCCACCACCTAATCTGCCAGCAGGAATCAAACCGAAGCCAGAACTGTTTCTATTTGCCATAGTTTTTTCTCCTATTCCAATGTTAATTTAATTCGATGATAAAAATTATTTTTTCGTACCACCGAAGGTTACACGAGACTGCCTCTCAACATTGATCGGCATCCTCTGGTCTTGCTCCTTCATTAGATCGTTTTTAACTGCTTCATCTCTTTGTTGATGACGGTTAGTCATATACTCTTGACGTTGCTTCGCAATCTCTTCGGGTACCTTCGCAAGTAGAAGGCCACCTACCCCAATCACTCCCTTGTATTTACCTTCATCAAGTACAGGATAATCAGATGCATTTTCGACTTCTTCAGCTCTAACTAATTCATATCCTTCTCTTAAACGTCCAGATATGTTTTTAGTGTCTTGAAAGCCAACGCTCTCTGCTCTTATCCATCTGTACCTAAATCCATCAGGTGCAGGGGGTGCATCTAGAGAAGATGGTGGAACCCACACTTTTGGTCTTTCAGATTTAGACCGTGTGTCGTTCGCACGAGAAGTTTTGTTTTCTTTTTCCATGTTACGCTCCTTCCGTGTTTTTTAGTTGTTTTGCGTACTCTTCGAGTGGCACTCCTAATTTTTTAGCTATTGCTACTTGTGAGGAAGTGAGTCTCACAGTTTTGCGACCTGGTTTTACGCTTCTAGAAGCAGAAGCAACCGTCTGAACGGGTGCTGTCGTGGTTTTATCAGTATTACCAAATTTATGTGGAAAGTCAACTCGTATTCTTTTATCAACTTCCGCATAATACTCGTCTGAGCTTGGATCGTACCCTTCTTTTTCAGTAAGATCCTTATGGATCTCAAATGCAGTATATGTCATCGCCCTATCGGTTCCAAACCAAGGATTTTTAGACGCCCAAGCTTCTGCTCTAGGGTCAGGATTATCCGTTTGTTGTGAAACATTAGGTGCATTTTGCACTTGAGATGGTTTTATTGGTTTATCCTCTTCAACTATCTCCTCTTGCCCTTGTTTTATTTGTTCAAGTTTTGCATTCTCAAAGGCTAGCGTTGCAATTCTTTTGTTGGCTTCAACTTGAGCTTTAGAATCTCCAGCATCAATAGCAGAAGCTAATTCTTTTTGTGCAGCTTCTAACCCTGTTTGGATACTAGTCTCAAATTTTTTAATATAGTCAGAATCAGTTTTTTTAAATTTTGATTCTAATTTTTTTCTAGATTCTTCTACACCTTTGGCATAATCTAAAGCAGCTTGTTCTCTTCTTTCTGCTTCTCTCATCTTACGAGTTAATTTCGCAATACGAGCTTGTACACCTTTACTGTAGTCTTCTAAATTTTCATCTTGTTTCTTTTCTTCTGCTTCTTGTTTTACTGGTTCTTGTTCCGTGGTACTTGTTTCTTCTTTCGGCGCTTCGGTTTCTACAACCGATTCGTCTTTTACTTCTTCAATATCTACCGTAGCATCAGGACCTGATGTATCGATGGGTACTGTCTTTTCTTTATCGTCTGGCATAGTTATCCTCCTATGTTAAAACTCATGCAAGATGTCCTCTGGACTATCAATTGTTGCTAACACTTCATCGTCGTTTAGCAGACGCATTTCCCCACCATCTATTTTGATTCGGCTACCTGCATATCGTGCAAACATAACCCAATCTTTCTCCTTGCACCATGGACCTTCAGGATATCTCTCCTTATCCTTGTAACATTGTGGACCCATGGCCATAACTAATCCTACTTGAGATGCAACTTGTTGCCTCTCTAAAGTTGTCTCAGCTAATACTATTCCACCTTTAGTTGTTTCTTTCATCTTGAAAGGTAAAACTAAAAGTCTCCAACCTGTTGGTTTTGGTAATTTTGGTTCTTCTGTTTTTGAAGGCTTTACACCTACAAGTTTATTGTTTGGTGTTAATATTGATGACTGTTCCTTTTTCATTTCGCTCCTTATCTTCTAGCAGGTTAGAGAGTTCCTGTTTAGTGGCTTCTAAGCCGTTGATTTGTCCTATTATATACTTATAATTTTCCATAGTGTCAACACCACCTGAAGTAATAGTTACTGATAGTGCTTCTAATCTAGTATTTATAAATTTAATTAGTTTTGTTATGACGTTTTCTAATTGCATCTTTACCTTTCTTTGCTATTGAAGCAACTTGGCTTTTACCCATCACTTTAGCTCTTTGCTCCATAACGGTTAGTATTTGTATTTTTCTTGCAAACGGTTTGTTAACACGTTTGACTTTTGCAACAGTTGCTCTTGCGTCTGATGGTGTTGCAAATTTTATCTTAACTGTATCTTTAGGATTTTCATCCGTATACAGTCTTCTTCCTGAACCTTTAGGCTTTTTTCCCGTTCCTTTTTTTGGATCCGCCACTTATAACTCCTTTTAATGTTTTAGCTTGTTTAGCATGTGTTTTAGATGCTTTTTGTAAACCTTTGATTACTTTTTTAATCTTTAGTTTTTTTAACATTTCCATCTCCTTCTTGCCTGACGGATACGTGAGTTCGGATCGTTACGAGTTTTTGCTGATGACCTTTTTAATTGTCCCAGTGATCTAGCGCAGTATGATTTTCTACGTTTAGCAGCTTTTGATCCTGGTTTCACTTTACCAGTCACGGCTGTTTTTAATTTAGAACCAGGGTTAAGTCTTCTAT